GGTTTAACCTCGGTTCTTTTTTGCGAGGCGTCCAAGGGCTCGGCGCTCTATTCGCGAAGGGACGTATCGGTTCGAAGTCCCAGAGCCCTGCCGGGACGATTGGCCAATCTGGCGCATCGTCCTAGCTCAGGACCGCTTTGGAGAGTCCTACTCCAGCATCCTCCAGAACTGGGACCTAGACCGCCTCATGGCTGCTACCCAGCTTCTGGAGGCCCTGGAGGACGCCGAAGCGGAGCAAGCGCGTATCATGCGCGATAAGACGAAAGGCTAGACCCCCTTGGCACTAAGAGAGATTGCGGCGCACTTCGGCTTTACCTTCGACGCCTCTAAGCTCAGTCAAATTGACAAGGGCGTTACGGCGGTTAAGGACAAGTCCAAGGGCGCTACTACGTCCGTCACTGAGCTAGTGACGGGGCTCCAGGGTATGGTAGGCGCTATCACGGGTGGCGTTTTCCTAGCCTTCGCTAACCACGTGCGTGAGGAAGCTGCGGCGCTCCAGGACGTGTCTGAGCAGACCGGGCTAGCCACGGATGAAATCCAAGCCTGGACGCTAGCAGCTAACCTTGGGGGCGCTAGCGCTCAGGACTTCACGGCGGGTATCCGCAAGCTCAGCAAGGAACTTGCTACAGGCGTTGACGAAAGCGGCCAGCAATCCAAGCTGTTCAGAAACCTGGATATTGATACTAAGAACGCGGACAAGTCCGTGCGCTCTCTCTCGGACGTGCTGCCCGAGATTGCAGAAAAGTTCAAGGGGCTAAGGACGGGTGCTGAGAAGTCCGCGCTAGCTCAGCAAATCTTCGGCAAGGCTGGTAGCAAGCTGGTACCGCTCCTCAGTCAAGGTGCCGAAGGTGTAGCGAACCTCAAGAAACAGCTAGACGAATTGGGCGGGGGCTTTTCTAAGGAAGCTATCGAAAACGCGGACGCCTATGACGACGCTCTAATCAAGCTTAACTTTTCTTTCTTCGGTCTCAAGTCTCTTCTGGCTACGTCCGTATTCCCGATGCTGGCGGACGTGGTTACGACCGTGACTAAGGGTGTAGTTCAATTCCGAAGCTGGCTCAAGGAAACCACCACGCTAGGCACAGCGGTTAAGGCGCTGGCGTTTATCGTGGGTCGGAGCTTGCTGCTAGCACTAGCTCCGTTCATTCTCCCTGGGCTCAAGTTTCTGGCAATCTTTCTAGCCGTTGACGACTTGATAGGCTTCCTCCAGGGGAAGGATTCCCAGATAGGGCATATCCTAGAGGAGTGGTTTGGAGAGGACACCACGAACGATATCCGCGCTTTCTTTAACAGCATGAAGGAGATTGCCTCAGGCACTCTCGCGGGTATCCGTGACCTGTGGCGCATGCTCACGGCCGACACTGAGGCAGAGCATGATAAGGCGTCCGCCTCCTTCCTCCAGTCTACGCAAGTCATGAGCGCCGCTATTGACAACTGGTTTAACTACGTTGGCCTGGTGATTGGTAACGTGGTGCTAGCTTTCCACACTGCTATCACGAACATTGAGGTAGCCTGGAACCAAATGATTTTTGGTATCTCCCAGAGCTTGGCCCGCGTCTCTAGCACGGCTGCTAACGCTTTCAAAGATACGTTAGGTATCGATACGAAGGACGCCTACGGCCGCCAGCTAGATAGCGAAGCTACGCTAAGGACGTTGCGCGAAAACATCGAAGCCAATAAGGACCGAGTAGCTAACAAGGGAAACAGCTTGAACCTTGCGCCTACCACGGCTGTAGGTCCTGTGAAAGGCGCGGTAGCTCAGACTAACTACGTGGAGATTAACGCCCCCGTTCAAGTCACGTTGCCCCCTGGCGTGACTGGTACTCAGGCGCGCGAGCTATCGCGTCAGGCCGCGCTTGGACTACAGCAAGGGCAAATGCGTAGCGCGCTACAGAGCTTGGAGCAAAGGTAATGAAACCGAAATCCGAACTACCGTATATTGAGTGGACCGAATCTAACGGCGCTATCGCTCGGCTCTACGCGGACGTGATTGAGGCTGAGGGGCTCAAGCTCCCGGCCGTAGTGACGGAGCACGCTGTAGAGGAAGGGTCTAACGTTACGGACCACTATCGTAAGCAGCTGGAGGAAGGGACGTTTACCATGTTCTTTTCCGGCTCGCCTATTCGTGGAGACCTGGACCCGGATAACCCCGGGCGTATCAGTAGTGAGAAGCTACCTATCAAGCCAGCCAAGCGCCCCAGCCTGTTCGGAGTGAGCAACCTGCTGAACGCCGGCATAGGCGCTGCTACAGACGCGCTGGGGCTCGGCGGGCCTAGTGAGCCTACCCATATGTCCGTGCTGAAGTTCGAGCGCCAGCCGAAGCGCCTGGACTCTACGCTGGAGCTTGTCCGCCGGCTCCAAACGGAAGGCTTGCTCATCAATATCAAGTTCAGCTTTGGTCGCGCGGAGAACATGGGGATTACTAGCGCGGAATTCGGACGCAAGCCTGAGGACGGAGACGGGGGTAGCGTGGTATTTTCGGCTAAGCAAATGAAGTTCGTAACCTCGGACGTAGCTCTGGCTTTGCCCCTACCAGTGGAGCCCCGAGCCCTACCTAAGAAAACGGCTAGCGCTGACGGCGCTTCGGCGCAAGGTGAAGGGGATAAGACCACGGCGCTACGAGCCCTAGTGAAATCCTTTGGAGGGTCCTAAGATATGATTACTAAGATTACGACTCAGCAAGGGGCTAGCGCCTGGAACCAGCGCGTAATTCTGGACGGCGTAGCTTACCTGCTGGACTTCAATTGGAGCGGGCGTGAAGGCGCCTGGTTCATTTCGCTCAGTGACTCGGAAGGCGTGCCCCTAGTCATGTCTCGCAAGGTCGTAACTAATAGGCCGCTGTTCGGACGGTTCAAGTTTCAAACAGGCATGCCGGCGGGTGACTTGTTTGCGCTGGACCCGAGCGGGCAAATCCAATACGCCGGCTACACGGAGCTAGGCTCAGCTGTGGAGCTGTTCTACTTCGATGGCGCGGAACTGGCGGGGTTGTAATGGCATCGCTTATTAAGCGTCGTATCGAGCTGGAGGTAGATACGATAGCTGTTAACCCTGAGCTTCGTATCTCTGGTAAGGCTACTAAGACCTACAAGCCCGAGCCTAACACCTGTGAGGTTAAGATTTACGGTCTAAGCCCGGAGCACCGCGCACAACTGACCCAGGTCAAGACCCCGCTAGTCAAGCTAGCAGCTGGCTACGGCACTGGCCAGGAGGGCATGACTCAGCTTTTCTACGGTAAGGTCCTTTTCGTTTCACACGAAGTGCTACCCGCCACTGGCGATATCGTAACCACGCTGAGCACTACAGACGGTGGCGACAAGAAACAGACCAGCCGCGTTAACCTGAGCTTCGGGCCTAAGACCAAAACTAGCGACGTGCTAAAGCGTATCGTCTCAGCGCTTGGCCTGAACCCTGGCAATACGGACAAGATAGCTAAGCTTCTGGATACAGGTAAAACAGCTAACCTGTTCGTGGACGGCGCGGTAGTGTCTGGCTCAGCAGCTAACGAGCTAAGCCATTTGCTTAGGAGCTGTGGCTATGAGTGGTCTATCCAGGATGAGACGCTACAGCTTCGAAAGATTGGCGCGGCGGCTGACGGCTTCGCTATCGAGCTGAACCCCAGTACCGGGCTTATCGGCAGCCCCGCCATTTCAAACAAGGGCGTCCTATCTGGTCAATGCCTGCTGTTCAAAGCCGGCGCCGGCCTGGACCTTGTCCCGGGCAGACTCGCGCGCGTTAGCTCAGCCTTCGTTTCCGGTCAATTCATTCTGGCCAAAACAGACTTTGATTTCGACAACTACTCAGACCAGTGGTATTGTAATTTCCAGGCTGTTACGAAAAAAGGAGACCTTCCAAAGATAGGTTAAAGTTATGGCTGGACAAGAGGCAGACCCAGAACTGGCGGAGCTAATTCGTAGGGCCATTGCGTCCGAGCGTGCAGACATTCAAGTTAGCATGCCGGGTATCGTGGTGAGCTACGACCCTGAGTCAGAGACGGCCACCATACAGCCTGCTACACGGCGCGCTCGTTATAATGCTGAGGACGAAATAGTAGCCGAGGAAATCAACCCTATCCAAAACGTCCCTGTCATTTGGCCCAGCTGTGCCGCGTTCAGCATGAGCGGCGTGCTAGCCCCAGGTGACGGGGTGGACCTGGTTTTCTCCACATACAGCCACTCTGGTTACCGTAACACCGGGAGCGTTGCTACTCCTCAGGACTTGCGCCCGCAAAGCTTGAGCTATCCGAAAGCCTACCCAGGTTTCAAGGCCAAGAAAAACACAGGCAAGGATACGGACAATAGCATAGGCAAGCCTACTACTGGCCCTACCAATCCGGCGCGGCTACATTTCACAGGCTCGGGCGTGGAGGTAGGTAAGACCGCGTTGCAGGCTGTAGCCATTGCTCAGAAAGTAGAAGCTGAGCTAGCGCTGATAGCAGCTACTTTGCTGACGGGCTCTAACAGTGGCGGCCCCGTCGTTTTTGGTACGCCTTACGGGCCGCCCGGAGACACGGCCGCTAGTAATCTGAAAGCTGAAATCTAATGGCCATTCCCTTTAGCATCTTGCACGGTCCGGACGGAGACATTGACCTGAGCAAGGGTCTACGCTTCACCACGTCTACGAAACAATACGCGGCTCAGCGCTTGGATTGCACGCTGAGCTTTTTCCTAGGGGAATGGTTTCTGAACAAGCTGGAGGGATTGCCTTACTGGGAGCGAATCATCGGCGCTACGCCTGACCTAGGCTTACTCGAAACCATCTATCGGCGTGCCATTCTAGGTAGCCCCGCTATCGCTTCGTTACCTGCTTTGGCTCTAGGGTTCAACCGAGCAACGCGCGAGCTAGCACCCACCTTCAAAGCTGTTTGCAAGGATGGCGAAACCATTACTCAGGCTGACCTAGCCAAGAGTACAATTATCGATATCTAGGAAAGGCTGAGCTATGGCTTTTGGAATTACACCTGAGGGTTTCGTTATCAAGCGCCTGGAGGACATTCTCCAGGGCATCGGAGATAAGCAGCGCGCGGCGTTTGGCGCGTTGCTAGATACCGCTACTGAGACCGAGCTAGGGCAGCTTAACGGCACCTTCGCTAGCGGGCTGTCAGAGTGCTGGGAGCTGCTGGAAGCTTGCTACCACGGCTTTGACCCGGACGCGGCGGCTGACTACCTGCTTACTGTTCTGGCCGCGCTGACAGGCACGGAGCGCCGCGCCGCGAAGGCTAGCGAAGTAGTTCTTACGTTGAACCTTGACGACGGAACCACCGTCCCAGCTGGCTCGCTAGTGTCTCACAGCGCGCGCCCGGATATCGTTTTTGAAACGCTAGTAGACGTAACGAACAGCTCCGGTATCACGGATGACTTTGACGTGGAAGCCCAGTGTACCCAGACCGGTCCAACGGTCGCGGGTAACGGAACGCTAACGGTAATCGTTAACGCCATTGGTGGCTGGAACAGCGTGACGAACGCTGAGGACGCGGACGTAGGCCGGAATATTGACAATGACATTATTTTGCGCCAGCGCCGGGAGGACCAGCTAGCTCTACGCGGGGGCTCCACTCTGGCGGCTATCAAGGCTGACCTACTGGACGTGTCCTCTAACGCTGAGCTAGCAGACATGCGTAACGTGTCCGTCCTGGAGAACACTACGGACGATACCGTTGACGGTCTACCGCCGCACAGCTTCGAGGTTCTAGTAGACGATGGCGATACACCCACTATCGATAATGACCTTATCGCTCAAATCATTTGGGATGGTAAGCCAGCTGGCATAGCTACTGCGGGAGGTTCGAACGGTACCGCGATTGATGATAACGGAGACTCGCATATCGTTTACTTCTCTCGCGTGGAATTGCGACCGGTCTACATTGACCTGGCGTTGACCACTACCGAAGCTTTCCCGGCTGGCGGAGAGGACCTGGTTAAGGAAGCTATCGTAGCTGCTGGCGCTGAATATGGTATCTCTGAATTGGTTATCGCTCTAAGCTTGCGAGCTACCGCGCTTACTGTCACAGGCGTAACGGACGTGCCTACGTTTGAGCTAGACTTTACGGCTAGCCCTTCAGCTACTTCTAACCTAGACCCAGGAGCGCGAGCCCGAGCCACCTTCAGTACTACTAACATCACTATCCTTTAAGGGCTAAAATTGGCTAACCCCGGGCAATCTCCCTCACTTCGTATCCGTTTGGTTTCTGCCAAAACGGATGGCTCCGTCCCACGAATTCCACGGGGTGGTAGCGTTTTGATTAGTGAGAGTGATGGCATGGGAGGTTTACGCTCAGCCTGGGTACCACTCCCCGCTAGTGCTGGAGCTACAGGCGCTACAGGCGCTACAGGCCCCGTTGGCGCTACCGGTCCGGTCGGCGCCACGGGTGCTACCGGTCCGGTCGGCGCCACGGGTGCTACCGGTCCGGTCGGCGCCACGGGAGTAGCTAATGGGGGAACAGGTGCTGCGGGAGCCACGGGTGCTACTGGCGCCACAGGAGCCACGGGGGCGGCCGCCTTTCGCTGGGGCTTTGAAACCTTCGGACCACAAGTAGCCGGAACCTACTACTTAGACGTTCGTCATTTAGTGGAGCGTGTGACCGAAGCTCCCAGCAAGCAATTTATCGCAGTAGCAGCTACACTTACTAGTATGCGTGTTAAGTTAGGCACAGCGTTTACTACTACTAGTGCTACTTTTACACTTCGCGTCAACGGCGTAGATACGTCTATCACAGTAACGCTAGCCGCTGGTGCGACAACGGGTCAAATCACAGGACAGAGCGTAGCCGTTGCTATTGGTGACGATATATCAATGAAAATGGTAACGTCTAATAACGACTCAGTCATTGCCCCCCTAGACATAGTGGTAACCTAAAATGACTACGCTAAAGCTCAATAGGGTATCTTTTGATAGGCCCGGAGAATTGCCACTAATACCCGCTACCGGGTATACGCCTATTTGCTCCGGCGATGAAATCACGTGGCAACCATTCTCCGCGCTATCTGGCGTAGGTGCTACCGGAGCCACAGGTCCCGCTGGAGCCACAGGCGCGGCGGGAGCTACTGGAGCCACAGGCGCGGCGGGAGCTACTGGAGCCACAGGCGCGGCGGGAGCTACTGGAGCCACAGGCGCGGCGGGAGCAGCAGGCGCGATAGGCCCAGCAGGCGCTACAGGCCCAGCGGGTGGCGCGTCCTTCCGCTGGGGCATTCTAGGTGCGGCTGCTAATACCTCTACGAGGTATGTTAGCGTGAAACTTGACTCGCCACAATTGACGGAAGCCTTTTCTAATCTAATATCTCCAGTGGCTTGCACGCTAACAACCATACGAGTTAACTCAGTAGGCAATCTGTCTACTGACAGCAATACTTTTACCCTACGTGTCAATGGCATAGATACGTCTATTACTGCTACGCTAGCGGCCGGTGGAACTAGCGCTAGCCTTACGGGGCAAAGCGTAGCTATTGCTGCTGGTGATATACTCACTATGAAAAGCGTCCAAAGCGGAACGCAAAGCCTAGGAGGGTGGTACCCTGCTATCACAGTATACTAATGCTAACAGCTAGTCTAAATATCAGGCGTGTATCTGACGCTATTCCAGGTTTACTACCTGAGCTAGTCGTAGACTCGTTTCCTATCTCTGACCCTACGGGCAGCCGAGTAATCTACGCACCGCTGGCCTCAGTAGGCGCGGCGGGGGCCACAGGCGTGGCGGGGGCCACAGGCGCTTCTAACGCGGCGGGAGCTACGGGCGCCACAGGCCCAATGGGAGCTACGGGCGCTGCTGGCCCAGTGGGAGCTACGGGCGCTGCTGGCGCAGTAGGAGCTACGGGAGCTACCGGTGCTTCGGGGGTATTAGGCTCTGTTTTCGCTGGGCCTTTTTGGTGGTCTACCGATACCTATACAGGGTCTACTAGCGCCAGGTACTTTGCTCCGGGTGGTGGTGATGTAAGCTCAGCTGCTGACTATGGCAAAGTACATGTGCCAGCCGCTATAACACTTACAGCTATTCGAGTTAAGTTCTATGGCACTCCGGCTAGCACAGCCAACCTGACTTTTACTATGCGAAAGAATGGCGTAGATACAGCCATTACTATTACTATTAATGCCGGCGCTACGTCAGGTACAGCTACAGGCTTTAGCGTCAGCTGTGCTGAAGGTGATAGGCTTACAATCAAGGCACAAGAGAGCGCCAGCGAAACCCTAACAGGCGTTTATATGTATGTGAAAGTGAGTGTATCCTAATGCTACTACAATTACCTGGCGGGTCAGCTATAGACGTAAACGGAGACACGGTAGCCGCTACTGATAATGGTGAAGTGCGAGCGCATACACCGCTAGCCTTGTCCCGGCTAATCGAACGTTGGAAGGCGGAGAACAATCCTCAGCTAGCTAACTTGCTCACGGCTTACACCGATGAGGTTCAGGAGCTAGAGAATGCTATCTGGGATGTAATTGTAGGACGCCTAACAGACTACGCTGAGGGAGTCCAGCTTGACGCGCTCGGGCGCATCGTAGGTCAGAAACGGGACGGGCTAGGTGACGCTGCCTACCGAGCGCACATTAAAGCGCGCATACGTATTAACCAGAGCTTTGGCCAAGCTAAGGACGTGCTAGCCGTAATCAAGCTAGTGGATACTGTGGCCTTCCACCTAGTGGAATATCCTAACGCGCATTTCTACGTTTGGTTTGATGAGCCCCCTACTAACGCCTCAATAGGGCATGAGCTTCCCTCTCTGATTCGCCAGACCCGAGCGGCAGGGGTAGGGGCCTTAGTGGAGTTTCCCGTAGACCGTCTGGACGGACGCGGCTCTTTTCACGGCTCAGAATACGACGCTTTGCTACACGTGGCGGAAGGGCACAGCTCAGAGTATGATTCCACTGTAGGCGGTCTACATGGCCACGCCGCTAGAACTTAGAAAGGCAGAAGAATGAGCAAGCTAATTAAGCCCCACGACTTTGCGAGCGCTGGCAACTATGGCGCGGGCTCTGACGATTGGTCAGGGCAGCCCCGTAAAGTAATCATGACCGCGTCTGAAAAGGCGCAAGGCTTTACACCTAACACACCTGTCACAGCCGAGCGCCGCAACGGTTTGCACGCTGAGCACTTCGACGCTCAAACGGTTCAGTGTGTTAATGCTATGCGGTCCTGGAAGTGCCAGGAGCTACCGGACATTGTGGCTGCGGGCTATGATATGGTGGCGGACTTTCTTCTAGCTGTACCGTTAGCAGCCGGACGACAGAAAGCCGTAGTGTGTATTCTACATGACGGAGACGATAGCAATCAAGTCAAGTGGATTAGAAGTTACGGCGCTGGAGACTTTGCTACCATTCGTGACTTTAACGTTACCGGTGGTTCTAATTACCAGTGTGCGGCGGCCGGAGCTGCTAACGAATTCATGACCGGGCTTAATACTGGCGTGGAGGTTTATACGGACTTAGGGGATAGCCGAACAGCCGAAATCCTTTCCGGTACTCCGCCAGCTATGCACTACATTGAAGCTGCTGGTATCTACCTAGCTGCTTATCCCACTAGCGGGCGCTTTGACCGCGGTTCTAGCTTGGCTACGATGAGCCTTCAGGCTGCTTTCGGCGTTACGTCGTTTGCTACTGGCTCTATTGGAACCTCGGGCGGAGAATTCGCCAGCGACGGACTAGGTAACGTGGTCTACGTTGCTAGCTCGGTAGTAGGTGGAGTTACCCGCGTCCGTATTTTCCGGAGCGGAGACAATGGTATTAACTGGAGCATTGCTCATACCTTTGCTAACACTGTCACTGGAGCTAGCGTGGTTTGGCATGCGGCTACGAGCCAATTCGTAGCCTGGGACTCGGACGGGTTTTTCTACACGTCCTCTAACGGGACTGGCTTCGTGGCTGTGTCTGGTAACACCGGAGTCACAGCCGCCGCGGGGGCTAGCATCCGTTACAATACTATGGCTAGCCAGGGTAACTGTATCGCTAAGGTGTATTCTCCGCCTAACGGAGCTACCAATTATCCGCGTGTAGGTATCGCCTACACGTTTGACGTAGGGTTGACGTGGAGACATTGGATTGTCTCTGATAAGGACTCCTTCGGTTTCGAGCCTGGCATTAACCGTGACCTGCGCGCGCTCCTCGGGGCTAACGGCCGCTTCTATACCACGGACGGGACGCGAGTCTTTACGTCTGGAATCGTGGAAGCTGAGGACGCTGACGACGCTCTCTAGGAGGTAGCCAATGTTTCCTACTCTAGACGTTTGGCAACGCGGAGCCGTGGCCCTGGACGAATGGGCTTGCGGGTATGACCAGGGTAGGTCTAAAGACGACCCGGTTTACCTTCGCGAAGTTTGCGAGGGCCGAGACTTCGGCGCGGCTCGCGCGCGCTATAGCT